GGTAAAGAAAGAAGTGAAAGATTCTTAAATAATCTCTATAAAACTGGCAATGTAATTATTCATAAACAAAGTGCTAGATTGAATAGGAAATCTAGTCAACAAATGTTTAAAGCATCTGCCGTATCAGATATCAAAATAGGAGATTTAGAAGATAGAAGCATAGAGTCAAAAGAGATACCTTGGAAATATACTTTTATTGACCCTTATTACGTAGATGTTTATGGAGGTGCAATATCTTCTTTTTCCAATGCAAAAAGGTATCAATTAAGTTTACCAGCTAAATTAAGAAAAACTATTAATAACCCAAAAAATCCAGAAGAACAAGATCTGGTTAATAAATTACCTTCAGCGATAGTAGAAGCAGCAAAACACAGAAAAGCTTATCCTTTAGACCCAGACAAAACTTTCGTTTATCACTATAAAAAAGATGATTGGCAAAGCTGGGCTTTTCCTATGATTTATTCAATCATGGATGATATTACCATTATAGAGAAACTAAAATTAGCAGATATGGCTGCTCTTGATGGTGCTATTTCTAATATTAGAATATTTAAGCTAGGTAATTTGGAACATAAAATTGCTCCTACTAAAGCAGCTACTTCTAAGCTAGCTCAAATTTTAGGAAACAATGTTGGTGGTGGAACAATGGATTTGGTTTGGGGTCCAGATATTGAATTACTAGAAAGTAAAACGAATGTTCATCAATTTTTAGGAGAAGGCAAATACACTCCTCATTTAAATAGTGTTTATGCTGGACTAGGTATTCCTCCTACTCTTACAGGGACTTTTGGAGCAGCAGGAACTACAAATAATTTCATTAGCTTAAAGACATTAACGCAAAGACTACAATATGGTAGAGATATGTTGGCCAGATTTTGGGAGCAAGAAATCATAGCTTTACAAAAAGCCATGGGTTTTAAGGCTCCAGCTTTTATTGAGTTTGACAGAATGGATCTTTCAAATGAAGAAGCAGAAAAGTCATTACTTATACAGCTAGCAGACAGAAATCTTATCTCGGATGAACTCATTCAAACTAAATTTGATATTAATCCGAATATTGAAAAAGCAAGAATCACAAAAGAAAGCAGAAGAAGGAAAACCGGGAAAATGTCATCAAAAGCCAGCCCTTATCACGACGCTAATTTAGAAGGCGGACTTAAAAAGATAGCCTTGCAATCTGGCACAGTAACGCCAAGTGAAGTAGGATTGGAACTAGAATCTAAAGGAGAAAATCAGAAAAGCAAGTTTGAAATGCAACAAGATTTGAAAGGCAAAAGCAACCCACCAACGAAGTTGGGTAAAGATGAGGATCAATCTTTGCCAGATAGACCTGGAAAAGGAAGACCTAAAAATTCAAGAGATACAGAAAAAAGGAAAACAAAGGAATTTGCCCCGCAGACAGGAGCAAAAATTATGTTATGGGCTTGTGGAGCTCAAGATAAAATAGATGAAATAATAAATCCAATTATATTGGAATATTTTAATAAGAAAAATTTAAGATCATTATCTAGCGAAGAATATAAACATTTAGAAAACTTAAAAAATCAAATATTATTTGAACTGCAACCTTTCGGTGTAATTAATTCGGAGAGTGTAGTATCTTTTATGAATACAACCAAAGGTAGTAAGTTAATTAACAATTATAATAATTGGCTTATTGGCTTAAAAAATGATTCCACAAAACCGTTGACAGTTGAAGAGCAAAGAAACGCAAAAGCTATTTACTATACAAACCAGCATGTGAGACAATAATATGAATATTTTTCAACAAGAATATGATGATGGGTTAGATAGATTATTAGATAATTCCAAATCACATATTACTTTTTCGTCTTTGGCATTCCCAGCAATTGAGCCAGAGGTAATCAGAAATAATTTTACTGCTTCTGCATCATATAATGATGATGATTTGTATTATGTGCAGTCTATTTTAGTAACGTCTAATTGGAATAAAAATGATGACGTTTTCAATTCTGCTGAGGTATGGGCAGCTAGAAAAACTCCAGAAGATAAGCCTACAAACTTAGAACATGATGAAAAAACAATAGTAGGTCATATTATTTCAAATTGGGCTGTAGATGAAAATGGTAAAATTTTAGATGAAACTATGGCTGCTGAAGATTTACCAGAAAAATTTCATATTATTACTGGTTCTGTAATTTATAAAGCTTATACTGATCCAGAATTAAAAATGAGATCTCAAAGCTTGATTAATGACATAGAATCTGGACAAAAATATGTTAGCATGGAATGCTATTTTAAAGGTTTTGACTATGGGTTGTTAGATACTCAAGGTAAATTAAAAGTAGTAGCACGTAATGCTGATACTGCATTTTTAACAAAACACTTAAGAGCTTATGGTGGAACTGGTACACATGAAGATTATCAGATAGGTAGAGTCTTAAGAGATATCACTTTTAGTGGTAAAGGTTTTGTAGATAAACCAGCAAATCCTGAAAGTATTATATTCAATAAAGAAGACTTAACAAAAATTATGTATGCTAACGAACAAAAAAAACCGGTTTTAGAAAAAACAGGTGTATTAAAGAGTAATAAAATTTCTAACTCTCAAAACGATGGTGTACATATGAATTTAGAAACCGAAATTACCCAATTACAACAAACTATGGCTTCGATTAAGTCTGATTATGACGTTAATCTAGAAACCTCGAAGTCGCAAATCGAGCAACTGAAATCCTTAAACAGCGAACTAAAACAGGAGTTAGATAAAACTATGAGTAATCAAGAAGAAATTTCTAAAGCTAACGAAGAAAAAGTTTCAGAATTAGAAGCTCAGGTTGCTGAGCTTAAAAGCGTTAATGAGCAAGCAGAAGCTGCTAAGACAGAATTTGCAGCAGAAACTGAAGCTAAAGCAACAGAGTACGCAGAAACTCTTAAAGCTAAAGAAGAAGAGCTGAAAAGCAAGAGCGAAGAGCTCGAAGAAGTTGCTAAAGAATTAGCAATGTACAAAGAAGAAAAAGCTAAGCTCGAAAAAGAAATGAAGAAAAACAAAAGAATGGCTACTCTTGTAGAGGCTGGAATGTCTCAAGAAGAAGCTGAAAAAACAGAAAGTACTCTTGATTCTCTTACAGAAGAGCAATTCGAAACAATTGCAAACACATTCAAAGATTCTTTAGTTGCTAAGCATACTAAGATGCATAAAGAAGAAGAAGAGAAAAAAGAAAAAGAAGCTAAAGCAGAAGACGAGACTGAAGCAGGAATGCCTCCAGCTCTTAAAGAAGCTCTTGAAAAGAAGAAAAAAGAAGAGCAGTCTGATGCTACAGAAAATACATCTGAAGAAGTTGATGCTTCCGCACTTGATGATGTAGAGTTGGAAGAAGATGCCGACCTAAGCGTTGGTAGTGAAGTTTCCGAAGAAGTTGAAAATACAAGAGCGGCTCTTGTAGAATTTGTATATAACAGGTTAGGCAAAACAAACACAAAGGGAGAGTAAACAATGGCATTAAAACCTGATCGTATCGAAACCGTTACAGACGTTTCATTTTTCTCTAGTTCAGCGACAGCTACTAGGGGCGGGGTTGTATCAGTCACCGGAGGCGGTAGCGGCGTAAGCATGGATAATGCAGCAGCTGTTGTATCGTATGCTTCGGTAGCGAGTGGTAACAAGCCTGTAGGTGTCTTATTAAACGATGTTGTTAGCCTTGACTTGACAAGACAACACATCAATTATCACAAAGACGAAGTTCAAAAGGGTGGCAAAGTCACTTTGCTACAAGTTGGTCAAGTTACAACGAATCTTGTTTCTGGAACTATTGCTGCTGGTGACGCTGCTTATGCAGGTCCTTCGGGATACATCACGAATGTATTACCAGTTAGTGATAACACAGAAGAATATTATCGTGTCGGTAGATTTTTGAGCAAAAAAGATACTGATGGGTACGCAAAAGTAGCAGTGAGCATTGCCTAATCTAAATTAAAGGGAGAAAAACAATATGTCAGTAAATAATTTTAATGCCACCCCAGAGCTTACTGAGCTTTTAGTTCGTTCTGGTTCTCAAGATAAGAATGTCGCGTTAGCGGCTACGAGAGAGTTTGCAAAAGCTCTTGAGTTACCACTACGTAAAGGTATTCTTAGCGGAGATATCCTTAATGGTATCTTCGAACCTATTCAATTAGCTCCGGGAGCTACGCCAGAATTCCAATTGGACTTCTTGTCTCCTGGTACTGAAAAAGATTTCGTAGCATATACGTTACCAAATCACGGTTTAATTCCAGAACGTCATGTAGAAGGCGATTATGTCATGGTTCCAACTTATGACATTGGTTCTTCTATCGACTACTTACTCAAGTATGCTCGTGATGCTCGCTGGGATGTGGTTGGTCGTGCTATGGAAGTACTCGAGCAGTCATTCGTTAAAAAGATGAATGATGATGGTTGGCACACACTTATTGCGGCTGGTGTTGACCGTAATATCGTGGTGTTCGACAATGATGGTGTTGCTGGTCAATTCACCAAGAGACTAGTCAGCCTCATGAAAACTGTTATGCGAAGAAATGGTGGTGGTAACAGCGCCAGCAATAACAGAGGCCAGTTGACAGATCTTTATGTTTCTCCTGAAGCTATGGAAGATCTCAGAAACTGGAATGTTGATCAGGTAGATGAAGTTACTCGTAGAGAAATCTACACAGCCGAAGACGGTGCTATTAACCGAGTATTCGGTGTTAATCTTCATGATCTAGATGAGCTTGGTGTTAGTCAAGAATATAACACATTCTATGACGTCACAATGGCAGGTTCATTCCCAACAGCTGACACAGAACTTGTTGTCGGTTTAGATCTCAGAAGAAGAGATAGCTTCGTGATGCCAGTTCGTGAACCAGTTCAAATCTACGAGGATGATACTCTTCATCGTCAAAAGAGAGCTGGCTATTATGGCTGGGCAGAACAAGGTTTTGCTGTTCTTGACAACCGTAGAGTCCTTTTAGGTTCTCTATAATAGGTTGACACTCAAGTACTAAAAAGAAAAGGGGCTGGTTTTTCCAGCCCTTTTTTAGTATAGGTGTAATACTTAATAGGTATTTTATAAACCTTAAGGGTATTTTGATATGTCTACAGCCTGGAAAACTCCTGTACGTCTTATGGTGAGAGTTTTAATTAATGATCTAGAAGCTTCGCCAACTTATTCAGACGCTAGAATTGATCAAGTAGCAGTAGTTGCTGCTCAGTTTGTTAATAAAGACATTACGTTGGGTAATGAATATACTATAGATGTCGTGGGTGAAACAATATCACCAGACCCTTCCGTTACATCAACAAAAGATGAGCTTTTTATAAACAGTATAGTTTTAAAAGCTTCTTGCATTATAGATCAGAGTACCTTCAGA